GAAGATCTCTTAACATTCTTTTTCAAGAATGGGGCAATAGAGGTTTACACTACTGGGAAGTAGGAGACACAAATATTGATCTTATTGAAGGCCAAGTAGAATACACCTTTTTTAGGTCTACCGATGATGGCACATCTTCAGTGACCGTCGGTGGTACAAGTGGGTCAAACACTTATGGTGTTGCGGATGTATTAGAGGCAACTTTTAGACAGAATAGAACTCAAACTACTCAATCAGATTCAGCGATGACAAAGATTGATAGATCTACATATTCTAGTTTGTCAGGAAAATTATCTAAAGGAACTCCCTCTCAATATTTTGTTCAACGATTTATAGATAAAACAACTGTCACAGTATATCCCGCACCAGACTCTACAGCTGCATCAAAAGACATGCACATCTTTTTTGTAAAAAGAATACAAGATGCGGACTCGACTTATACTGATGCAACAGATGTACCCTATAGATTTGTACCATGTATGGTTTCTGGTTTAGCTTTTTATTTAGCACAAAAATATGCACCAGATAGAATACAAGCTATGAAACTATATTATGAAGATGAGTTAGCTAGAGCTTTAGCTGAAGATGGATCTTCATCTAGCACAATAATAACACCTAAAACTTATTACCCAGGAGCATAATGGCGTTTGCAAGAGGAAAAAAATCAAAAGCAATATCTGATAGATCAGGCATGGCGTTTCCGTATGAAGAAATGGTAAAAGAATGGAATGGTCATTTTGTTCATAAATCAGAATATGAAGAAAAGCATCCGCAGTTAGAGTTAAGATCTAGGTCTGGAGATGTACAGGGGTTAAGAGATGTTAGACCAGATAGAACTGAAAATGAGGTTGCAGCTATGTTAGGTAATAATCCTTTTTCGATTACTGCAAGTTCGCAAACAGTTACAGTTACAGAGATAAATCATGGAAGAACGTCAGGTGATACTGTGAGATTTAGAAATGTTCAAGGTAGTCCAGGTGGAGTTTCTTTTTCTACCTATGAAAACTCTTCAGGATTTAGTATAACAGTTACAACAACAGATAAATACACTTTTAGTTTGGGAGCAACTCCAAGTGTAACAGAAAAAGGAGGAGGACCAACTGTGTCTGCAGGACCAGTTAGTCTATCAGCATAATGGCAGGATTAAGTGCATCAGGATTAAAAACACAGATAAGAAGCTACACAGAAGTTAGTTCAACAGTGCTGTCAGATAGTGTTTTAGAAAATATAATATTAAATGCGCAATATAGAATTTTTAGAGATGTTCCTATTGATGCTGATAGAAAAACAGCTACAGGTAATTTTACATCTGGAACAGGCACTGTAACCGTGCCAGCGGGAGCTGTATTTGTTAGAGCAGTGCAGGTTTATACTGCAACTGGATCTACTTATACGGGCGCTAATACTTATTTAGAAAAAAGAGATTTAACATTTTTAGAAGAATATATTTCAGCAACTACATCTACTGGAACACCAAAATATTATGCAATGCTAGATACAGGAGCAACTGGAGAAAGTTCATCAAACTCTGGATCTATTATTGTATCACCAACACCGAGTGCAACATTTGCATACAAAATACACTACAATGCAGCGCCAGCATTATTAGAAAATGATGACACTAATTATATTAGTATGAATTTTCCAAACGGTCTGCTATATTGTTGTTTAGCAGAGACCTATGGTTTTTTAAAAGGGCCAGCAGATATGTTAGCTTTGTATGAACAAAAATATCAACAAGAAGTACAAAAATTTGGAGGAGAGCAAATAGGTAGAAGACGAAGAGATGACTATACTGATGGAACAGTTAGAATACCAGTCAACTCACCGACACCTTAAGGATTAAATTATGGCATCAACATTTTCAGATCTTGGTATAGAACTAATGGCAACCGGCGAAAATGCCGGTACATGGGGGACAAAAACTAATACTAATTTACAAATCGTAGAAAAAGCAATCGCTGGTTATGTAGAAAAATCTATTGCTGGCGGTGCGCAAACAACAACTTTATCTATTACAGATGGTGATACAACTGAGTCAACATCTGTTGCAAGACACGCGGTTATAAAATTAACAGGAACTATTACAGGTAATCAAATTGTAACTGTTCCAGATTCAATTGAAAAAGTTTATATTGTGGTAAACGGAACGTCAGGTTCTTTTACTGTTCAATTTAAAACTGCATCAGGTACTGGTGTAACTTTTGGTGCATCTGATAAAAGCACAAAATTACTTTTTTCTGATGGAACAAATATAGTAGACACTAATTTTAGTGGAGCAACAGATTTAGACGGTGGAACTTTAACTCTTGATGCTGATGCAGACACAACTATTACAGCAGATACAGACGATCAAATTGATATTGCAATTGCTGGTGCAGACGATTTTAGATTTACAGCGAATACTTTTACAGCTTTATCTGGTAGTAGTGTGGTCATACCAGACGGTGGCCTTACTTTAGGAAGCACAGCAGTTACATCAACTGCAGCAGAATTGAACGTATTAGATGGAGTTTCTGGATTAGTAGCTGCAGATCTTACAAAACTTGCAGCAGTTGATTCAACTGCAGCAGAATTAAATATTCTTGACGGTGGAACATCAGCTACATCTACAACAGTTGCAGATGCAGATAGAGTTGTATTAAATGACAATGGCACTATGGTGCAAGTTGCAGTTACAGACTTAGCTGCATACTTTGATGATGAGATTACAGCAATGCCTAATCTTACATCTGTTGGTACTCTTACAACTTTAACAGTCGATAATATAATTATAAATGGAACTAATATAGGTCATACATCTGACACGGATGCCTTAGCTATAGATTCAAGTGGTAATGTTACAGCCTCACAAAATTTAACCGTGACCGGAGATCTTACAGTATCTGGTGATGATATTACAATGGGCACTAACACTGCAGGTAATTTATTAATTGCAGATGGTACAAACTTTAATTCTGTAGCAGTAGGTTCATTATCAGAAATATCTACAGTTGCTAATGATGACGTATTCTTAGCAGTTGATACTTCAGGTGGTGGTCTTAAAAAAATCGCAAGATCAGCCATTGTATCTGGGCTTGCTTCATCAGCAGCTATATCAAATGTTGTAGAAGATACAACTCCACAATTAGGTGGTGATTTAGATGTTAATGGTAATGGTTTAGTATCGACATCAAATGGTAATATTGCTTTAACACCAAATGGAACGGGTGTTGTTAGAATTGATGGATCTAATGGTATTGATATAGAATCAGGTGCTATATCAATAAAAAACTCTGGCTCTGAATCTTACGTAAGATTTTATTGTGAATCTAGTAACGCACATTACACACAACTACAAGCAGCACCTCATTCAGCTTATTCTGGTAGTCCAACTGTAGTTTTACCCGCAAGTGCAGACACTTTAGTTGGTAGAGCTACTACAGATACCCTAACAAATAAAACTTTAACTACACCTGTTATTGCAGAAATAGATAACTCTAGTAATATTACATTAGATGCTGGCGCTGATATTATTTTAGATGCAGGTGGAGCAGATGTCACACTTAAAGATGATGGCACAACTTTCGGTAGTTTAACAAATTCTGGTGGAGAACTTGTAATTAAATCAGGATCTACACCTACAACCGCTATGACATTTAGTGGTGCTAATGTAACTTTTGCAGGGACAGTGACTATTGGATCTGCAGGTATATCAGAAGCAGAATTAGAAATACTAGATGGTGCAACTGTAACAACAGATGAGCTAAATATTTTAGATGGTGTAACAGCTACAACATCAGAAATTAATTTAATTGATGGTGGAGCCACAGTTGGAACAACTGCAGTTGCAGATGGTGATGGTATTATACATAACGATGGTGGCACTATGCGTGTTACTAGCGCTGCAACATTTAAAACATACTTTCAATCGGGAATATCAACAGCGTTTGATGATTTAACAACAGGAGATGCAGCAGTTAATGTTGCTACGTCTGCTGGTAATATTACAATTGATGCACAAGGCAATGATACAGATATTATATTTAAAGGAACTGATGATAGTTCTGATATTACTATGCTTACTCTTGATGGTAGTGATGCTGGTTCTGCTACATTTAATGATAAAGTTATTGTTGGAGATAGTAAGTTAGTTCTTAACTCTACAGCAGTTACATCAACTGCAGCAGAACTTAATTTACTAGATGGTGTATCAGGATTAGTACAAGCAGACCTAACAAAATTAGCTGCTATAGACGCTACAGCAGCAGAGCTAAACATAGTTGATGGTGGGACAAGTGCAACTTCTACAACTTTAGTTGATGCAGATAGATTTGTAGTTAATGATAATGGCACTATGGTTCAAGTTGCAGCATCAGATGTTAAAACATATATTGGCGGTGGTACATCTTGGCAATCAGTTAAAACAAGTAATTATACAGCATCAGCAGGCCAAGGTGTTTTTGCAAATACAACTAGTGCATCGTTTACAGTTACACTTCCAGCTTCACCAACTTTAGGAGATGAAGTATCTATTGTAGACTATGCTGGAACATTTGATTCTAACGCATTAACAGTAGGAAGAAACTCATCAAAAATTTTTGGAGCAGATGAAGATTTAACAGTGTCAACAGAAAGAGCAGCATTTACTTTAGTATTTACTGACTCTACTCAAGGTTGGCTATTCAAGAATGATTAATAGGAGTCTAAGTGGCAACTTATAGACAATTAAAAGGTTATAGTGTTAAGACCGTAACAAGTGACCCATCTAATACTCAATTTGGTCAAATTTGGTATAATAGCGTAGCCAAACAAATAAAGTTTACAGGTAACGCTGGAGGTGTTTTTTCTTCTGGTGGTAATTTAAATACAAACAGATGGAACTCTAGAGCAACTGTTGGAACACAGACAGCTGGAATAGTTTATGGTGGTTCAATTTCTACAGGTGATCTTATGGCTGAAACAGAAGAATATAATGGTACTTCATGGACTGAGGTTACTGATATGCCTACTGTGACTACAGGTAATGGTGGCGGTGGAATACAGACAGCAGCTTTTTCTTCTGGTGGAAATACTCCAACTGATACTAGAGAAAACTTTACATTTAATTATGATGGGACTAGTTGGACTTCAAGTGGAGATTTACCTTTTGTTTCAGGACAAGCATCAGCATGTGGAACACAAACAGCAGGAGTTCATTGTGGTGGTACACAAAATCCAGGAAATAACAAAACAAATAAAACAGCTCACTACGATGGTTCATCATGGACTGATAGTGGAAATTTTCCAATAAATTTAGCTTATCACGCAATGGCTGGAACACAAACAGCAGCTTTGCTTGGGATGTATATTAAGTTTGATGGTTCTAGTCCAGATCAATCAAATGAATTTTTTGAATACAATGGTTCATCATGGTCTGCAGCAGGTAATCAAAATAATACTAGATATGCTGGAGCAGCTTTTGGAATTCAAACATCTGCGATAACAGCAGGAGGAGGATCAGCACCAGCAGGACATCAAAACAAAGTTGAATCTTATGATGGAACTTCTTTTACAAATGAAAGCAATATGGTTACTGGTTCTAATTATCTACAGGGCGGTGGAACTTCTGCAGCAGGATTAGCTTTTGGTGGTAGTGGACCAGCAGGTATTGGGCCTAACCAAGCATTAAATAGAACGGAAGAATGGAATGATCCATCTGCTGGAACAAGAACAATGGATGTATCATGACGGATTATAAAACTATACGAGGTAAGAAAATTAAATTTTTTGAAACTGATCTTAATAATGAACAAGCTGAAGGTCAATTATTTTTTAGTGATACTAGTAAAGAAATGAAAATTGCTGTATCCAGTGCTGCTTGGCATTCTGAAGCTCCTATAGTTAGTGGTAGAACAGTTGCACAAGGAGCAACGGGGACTGCTACAGCAGGTTTAATTTGTTTTGGTAATCCAGGAGATGCACCTTATACACTAAATGAAACAGAAGAATATAATGGATCAAGTTGGGCAATAGGCGGAGATACAACACATGCTGCAGCAAACGCTACAGCAGCTGGAACTCAAACAGCAGCTATAGCAATGGGAATATCAGATAGTCCAACAACAGTAACAATAAAATACGATGGTACTAGTTGGACTGATTCTGGCCATGCTTTTCCATCTACAGGTAGTGCTGGTGTAGGTTCAGGGACACAAACCGCCACTTTATATTCTGGACAAGGTAGTGGAACAAATTCTTATGAGTATGATGGATCGTCTTGGACATCAGGTGGGACTATGGCAACTAGTAGGGTTGGAGAGGGCACAGGTTGGGGACCCCAAACATCTGCTTTAATGTGCACTGGAAGAGGCCCTTCAACAGCTTTAACAAGTGCTACTGAAGAATATAATGGAACTTCTTGGACATCTACTAATAATGTAAATGCTGCTAGAAGAAGACTAAGTGCATCACAAAATTCAACTAGTCAAGATAGTGGAATAATATTTGGTGGAAGTCCTACTTCTAATCCTAACGCTGGTACAACAGTTAATACAGAACAATATGATGGATCTTCTTGGACAGAAATTACAAATTTATCAACTGCTAGAAATCATGCTGGTGGAGCTGGAAGTAGCACAAGTGCTTGGGTAGCTGGAAGTAATCCTAACTCTGCATTAACAGAAGAATTTAATATAACAGCTTTAACAGTTACAGCTGCATCATGGGCTAGTGGTGGTAATATGAATACTGCTCGACAAGAAAATTGTGGAATGTCTGGAACAATACCTGCTGCACTTTGTTTTGGTGGATATAATCCAGCATCTAGTCCTAAAGCTACTGCAAATTCAGAAGAATATAATGGTACAAGTTGGACCGAAGGAAATAATTTAGGAACTGCACGATGGGATATTTCAGGTGCAGGATCACAAACAGCTGCTTTAGTTGCAGGTGGAGGAACTCCTGGTTCAACTGCAAATTGTGAAGAATACGATGGAACAAGTTGGGCAGAACAAAATAATTTAAATACTCCAGGTAGAGCAAGAACTAGTGGAACACAAACAGCAGGAATGGTTTCTGGTCGTAAAGATGTTCCAGGTATTACTGTTAATTGTGAAACTTATGATGGTACATCTTGGACAGAGATAGCTAACTTAAACACAGCCAGAGGTGCACCACAACAAGTTGGAGATGATTCTAATGCTTTAAATGCTTCAGGAACACAGGATGGAGTTGGTGGAGTTGTTAATGTATCTAATGTAGAAGAGTGGAATGGCACAGCTTGGACAGAGGTAGCAGATGTATTAGATGACAGTAGATCAGGACAAGGTGCTGGTGATTATAATGACATGATGTTATTAAATGGGTCTGGTGCTCCTTCTCTCTTCTTC